TAAGGCTTGGTAATTGGCGGTTTTATTGTTTGTTGTTACTCGTTTTTTTACCGCATTTTGGCCTCATTTTGGCCGTTTTTGGCTTATTTTGTATCGTTTTTGTGAGCTATTTGTGAGCAAAAAGGGTTAAAAATGTAGGTAATGGCATATAAATTAAAGTGGTATTTAGATTTAAGGCGTAAGGACGAACAAGGGAAAGGGCGGCTTTGTATCGTTATTTACAATCGTGGAACGTCGGCAATGCTGAGCACGGGGGTGATGTTGCGCGAGGGAGAGTTTGTGAACGGTAGGGTGGTGGGCGCGCCCATGGCGGCACAGCTGACGCAGTTGCTGCGACTGAAAATGGCAAAGGTGCAATTGACTGTTGAAGAGGTGGCGTGCTTTAATGATGTTCAAGCAATGAGGGCAAGCGAGATTAAGGCGGCTTTGCTCGATCGGCTGGAGTTGAATGGGAATGGGGGTGAGGCCGTTGGAGAGGAGAAACAGGAGGAAGCGCGTTTTTTGCCGTTTGCTGAAACGTTTGTGAGTCGGTGTAAGAAGGAAAGAACGGCGGGCGTGTATAAAATGACTTTACAGAAGTTGAGGAAGTTTTGTAAGTTGGAGGAGTTGTGCTTTAAAGATGTGACGGTGGGGTGGCTGAAGGATTTTGAGGTTTGGATGGCTGACACCTGCAGCACGAACACGCGGGGCATACACTTTCGCAATATTCGTGCCGTGTTTAATGCTGCAATAGATGAAGAGGTGATACCGGCCGAAATGTATCCTTTTAGGCGATTTAAGATAAAGAAGGAGGAAACGATGAAACGCTCGCTAAGGTTGGAGGATTTGAGGCGGTTGATGCGTTACCCTTGCGAAGAGTGGCAAAAGAGGTATGTCGACCTTTTTATGCTTTCGTTTTATCTGGCGGGCATTAATATGATTGACCTCATGGAGTTGCCTCCGCTGAATGAGAGTGGCGTGATTGAATACAGGCGGAGCAAAACGGGGGTTGTGTGTCGGCTGACGGTTCCACCTGAAGCGCTGGAGATTATTGAGCGTTATAAGGGGGTGAAACGTTTGCTTTATTTTGGCGAGCGTTTGAGTGGTGGCGTTGAGGCGTGGAAGGGTTTCCTTCGTAACGTGAATGACGGGCTGCAACGTGTTGGTCCGTCGTGTTATGTGTACGTAAAGCATAAGGGCAAACGGGCGAAAGAACGGGTGAAAGTGTATAGCGGTTTGTTTCCCGATCTTACCTCCTATTGGGCGCGCCACACGTGGGCAACGTTGGCCTCAGAACTTGACGTGCCTGATGCAGTGATAGATGCTGCTTTAGGTCACAAGTCGCCCTATCCAATGGCCGACATATATATAAGGCGAAACGCTAAGAAGGTAGATGAAGCCGTGAGGCGCGTGATTGATTATGTAAGGGGGTAAAGTTTTTTATATCTTTATGGCCAAAAATGTTTGGCTATAAGTATAAATTTTATTACCTTTGTAATGCAAAACAGAAAGGAACGCGCATGAATAAATTGAAAGTAAGAGAAGTTATTCAGCTGCTGAAAAAGGAAGGCTGGGTAGAAATTAAGGCCAATCATGGCGATCACCGACAGTTCAAGCACCCCACGAAGAAGGGTAAAGTAACTGTAAGAGGTAAGATGAGTGAAACGCTTAACGATTTTCTCCTTCTAAGCATTTGGCGACAAGCTGGTTGGAGAAAGTAAATTAAAAGGTATGGAAGGGGGTTGAACCTTTCCATAACCTTAGAATATATAAGACTTTTAAAAGTATGGAAAAGATAAAGGTAAAGGTGGATTGGAGTGATAAGAATTTTGCAGCGGTGACAGATGATGCTCGTTTGTGTGGCATGGTGTTAGTAACGGCTTCGACTTATGAAAAGTTAATGAGCGATTTGCGTGATGCTATTGTCGAACATGTTGAAGGCGTTGTGGCTGATGGTGATGACTTGCCAGAATGGTTGAAGTGTGGTGTGTATGAGTTTGAGGTGGATTTAGGTGCTGCCGCTTTGTTGCGTTGTTGTTTGCAGTACACAACATTTGCGGCCGTTGCTCATGCTACTGGCATTAATCAAGCTTTGCTGACGCATTATGTAACGGGGCTAAAAGTGCCTCGTGACAAGCAGCGAGCGCGTATTGTTGAAGGTTTGCACCGTATAGGTGAAGCTTTGTTGTCTTTAAAATAGAAATTAAAGCGTTATGCTTTTTGTTTTGCATGCCTCCCACGTGAGTGGGGGGCTTTTTTTGTCGGTTTCATCGTATTTTGGGGGTGGTGTTCGCATATTGCAAAGCACCCCACTAACGCAAGCCGTTAGTGGGGTGCTTTGTGTGTATTTACATGCGTTATTTAACATAACATCGATTCTTTACATTTGCAGTTTAAACAACATTTATTGCGTTCGGTAAACGTTGTTTACGAGTGCGAAGATATAATAAATTGCAAACATAAACCAAACGTTTTTGCGTTTATTTAGGCATTTTGCGACATTTAGACCAATAAAAATGAATAATAAAGAAAAATTAGAACAGTTAGTGCTGCAATATGCGCATGGTAATCAAACGCTATTTGCCAGACTTTTAAACGTGCGTCAGAGCACAGTATCCACATGGAAGGCACGAGAGACCTTAGATTTTGTACGTATCAAGCAACGTTTCCCACAAGTTGATGGTAATTGGCTGCTTACAGGGGAGGGGGACATGCTTTTACCTGAGGACAATAGTACTTCGGTAAATGTTAGTGGAAACCATAACAACCTACAGGGAATGCTTGTGAATAGCCAAAGTATCGATAAAAGCGAGTCTTTTTTGACGTCGGATGCTGCCTCCGACGTGGCTTTTTTGCAGAAAGAAAACGAGTATCTAAAGAAACTTATAGAAGAAAAAGAAAGACTTATAAAGGTCCTTTTGGCGGGACATTAGTCCCCCAAAATGTAAAGAATCGATGTTATGTTTACAAGCAAAAGGCTATGAAAAAAGGATTAATAAGGCTTCCGAGTGTTACGGCAACGTTGCGCAAAATGGTGATGGGTGATAGTATCCTATTGGATTTTCAGAGCGTGTCTCCGCAAGGGCTGTATCAGGCGAAGAAGAGATTGAATGCTCAGACTGGCAAAGAAGAGTGGAAGAGTAGGGTAGTGACTGACGAACGTGGGCGGAAGTTTTACGAAGTGACTCGCAAGGTCGTGAGTGGTGATACAAAATAATACGAAAAAGTTATGACGACAGAAGAACCAAGGGTTGTCGACTCGGGCCGCTATGGCATGAGCGACGCGGCAAAGATTTTGGGCGTTGCGCGTTGCACTTTGCGGCGTTGGATATATGCCGGGCGCGTGAACGTAGGGTTTAGGAATTTGAACGGACGAATGTTTATAACTGGACAGGAATTAAAAAGAATTTGGAGCGAGCAGTGGTGATGCTGCAAGCGCAAGAGCGAGAGCAAGACTCAAACGACAAAAGAGCCAAGCAGAAGCGCGAACAGTGGTAATGCTGTGAGCGAAGCGTCAGGAAGCGGCCCTTGGGGTGTGTGCAGCGGCACATGTAGAACGGCTGAGGGCTGAATGCTGCAAGCGGTTGCGGTGTGCTGAATGGCGATGTTGATGAATGGCGAAAGAAACGAGAAAACGACAAAACAACAAAACAACAAAACAACAAACTAAAAACGGAAAACGATATGAACATTTTAGATAAAGCGCTGAAGGTGGCGAAGTGGGCGGCCTGTGCAGCCGTTGTGCTGACGGGTTTTTATTACGCCAGCCGTATGGATTACGAGGACGCGGTGTTGAACGAAATGAAGAACAATGGTACTTACTACGCCATGAGCCAGGAACACCCCGATTGGGACGAAGCTGAAATGGTGAAGGAGTACACCGAGTGGAAGCTGCAGCGCGAGGAGGAAACGCGCGCGATGCGTAAGCGTTACGACGGTCGTTAGTATGTTATAACTTTTAAAGGTTGGTAAGAATATGGATAAAGGAGACGTACATGAATACGTAGAAAGGATAAAGCGCAACAACAAGGATTTGCACCTATTGCTAATCGACTTTAGGCTTTACATCGTCGGTGTTGAGAAGCGCTGCAAATTCCCTGACTTGGTAAGGGACTACACCTACGAGCAAGCAGGAATGGACTATGCTCTCCATTGTGTTGCATCTATTTTGGCGGCTTACAAGGAGAGTGGCGACGAGACTGACGCGCTCATCTCCTTGATGACGTATTGCAGCCGCTGGGCGTGCGCTTCGCCTTATAGTGACGACCGCTATGCCGATACGCAGCGTGCTAAGGGTGAGAACTCTATCAAAATCAAGATAGCACGTTGGATAAGGGCCAAGGCGGGTGAATGAAAGGTGGTGAAATGGTTTTACTCATAATTTTATAAAGTTCTAATTGTATGCCCCGTCACGCGCTGACCATGGGCTTCTAATTCATTCATAGAATGGGTGGGACTATTCGGTTCGTGATGAATAGAATAGTCAATATAACGCGATAGGTGGTTAATCGGATAGACCGCACTCGCTAATAAGCTGAGGTGCTTAGGCCGTTAGTTGGGTTCGACTCCCGACCGCGTTGCATTCGTGTGAATAAGGTAAGTTTAGATTATTAAGATTGTATCCCATTACGGTTCGTGAGAATAGTAATGGAAAAGACGAGGAGTATAGGCCGTTAATCGGATAGGCGGCAAGAAAGGTATCGTCGTCTGCTGCATGAAGTTCGCTTTGGGTTATTGGGTATGCAGTGGATAAACTTCGAAACAATCGCACATTAGTGGGTTCGACTCCCACACTCCTCACTCAACCATTTTATTAACGAAAAACGGAAAATTATGAACAGAAAATTTTGGGTAGAGGTACGCGTCAGTTATGACGGTGTGACCGAAAAAGGAGAGAAGGCCAACATGAAGGAGACGTGGTTAGTGCGTGCAGCCACTTTCGCTGAGGCTGAGTCGCGTGCTACTGAAAAAGTATGTGCTTATAATGGTGTCGAAGACGTAGGTGTGGAGGCTTGCGTGAAGCGCAACATCGATGCCTTGTGGGTAAGTTCTCTAAATGACGACTTAATGAAGTTCTATAAGGTACGTTGTGAAGGCCTTCTCGTCAACGCGGAGACAGGCAAGGAGCGCATCTGTAAGCGTAATTACTTGATCATGTCTCCGAACATGCTTGATGCTTACGAGACATTCGTCAAGTGTATGAGTGACTCTGAGTTTAGCGAGATTAAGATGTTAGGCATCAATCTTACCCCTATCGTTGAGGTATTGAGCGACCATGAGTAAATAAGCCGTTTGTACACTATCAACCATTAAAGCACGACGCTGCGGTGTGAGTTGTTTCCCCATTGCTTACATAATAGTGAGTGAGGTGTGAAGCTTGCAATGCGCAGTCCAAATAGAAGAAAGAGGATGACACAGGAGGGGGAAAGACGCGATGAGTGTTCTTTCTATCCTTGCAATGCGAACTCGGGCGATGACACAGGAGGCCGCCTCACCCCAATAAGTGGTGAGGGGAATGCAACAGAGAGGGCCGCAGTGTTGTGCTACTTATTGACTTTACACGAAACCACACGAATTATGAGCCGACAGAAGAAGTCGGGCTTAGATTACTTCCCTTTCGAAGTAGACTTTTTTCAGGACATAAAGATACGCAAGTTAATTCGGCGTAACGGTGGTAAGGCTATCGCAGTATATGCTCTCCTGCTATGCTATATTTACAAGAGTGGGTATTTCATGACGTGGGATAAAGAGTTGCCCTTCATCATTTCGGAACAAACGGGGTATGGAGAGGTGTATATACAAGAAGTCTTAGAGAGCTGCCTTACGTTAGGGTTGTTAGATAGGCGTATGCTTGACGAGGAAGGTGTACTGACGAGTAGAGGTATTCAAGAACGATACAAAAAGATATGTGTAGATAGTAGGCGTGCAGCATCGATTGAGCGATACAACCTTATCGACGAAAATTCGACTGAAACTGTCGAAAGTTCGACGAAAGATGTATCAATCTTCGGTAAAAAAGCCGATAAATGTACAAACTTGTGCAAGAAAGCACCTTTTCTGCACAAAAGTGTGCAAGAAAGTACACAAAGTAAAGTAAAGGAAAGTAAAGAAAAAGACGATGTAGAAAAAGCGCCACCGTCGCCACCGACGACGGAAAACGTTGAAGCCTCGTTTACGGGATTGTTAGCATCGTTGAGGGCTGAGGCTTCATGGTGTGAGTTGGTGCGTATGCGTTACCACTTGGGCGATGATGAGCTACACGAGTGGCTTGACGCCTTTGCGCTCGACTGTCGCGTCAACGACAAGGCGCAGCACACCGACCTCACCGACCTCAAACGCCACTTTACTTCGTGGCTTCGCATTCAACAACAACAAAATCGCAACTGTCATGGCACGAAAAATAGCAATGCCAGCTCCCTTGCCCGACGCAAAGGAGTTGATGTCGCAGCTACTTCGGCAGCGGACTACAGCACACGCCTTTAGGCTTCCCCTGGCGGTCGAAGACGCTTATTGCCTGCTCTACTCTGCTTACGAGGTGGAGGTGGAGCGCAGAGGGCGCACGCTGCAAATGGACGAAGATACGACGCGCATCGTAGGCGAAGTGGCTCACCACCTTACTGGGCCACAACCCAATGGGCTGTTATTCTGTGGCACAACGGGCAATGGCAAGACCACCTTGGCGTTGGCCCTGCAGAATGCCGTGGAATGGCTCAGAGCGCGAAGTATGTTGCCAACAGAGTTCATGCAGTACGACCTCGACACGGTACGCTTCGTTGAGGCTCGTCACGTGGCCGCCACCTACAAGACGACGAAAGCTCGCCTCATGAGCATTGGAGTGTTAGCCATTGACGATGTAGGCACAGAACCTGCCGAGGTGGTCGACTACGGCAATGTGATAGAACCGATCACCGAGCTACTTGAGGCACGTTACGCTCGTGGTCTCTTCACTCTTGTCACTACCAACCTAACGGGGCAAGAGTTGCGGCAAAGGTATGGCGTGCGATTGGTTGACCGCATGAACGAAATGATGCACGTCGTTGTATTCAAAAACGGAAGTTTCAGGTAAAACAAAAAAGAACGAAAAGGATAAAGCACTATGGCACAACTCATCTACGTAGTGGTCTACTGGCGCTGCCGTCGTGAAACGCGGCTCCGCATCTGTGAGCGGTTTCGAATACCGAGCGGTTACGTCAGCATCAATGGCGAAACGCCCTGCATGATATCGTCTGATGATTACGAACTGCTACGCGAGTGTGAGCGTAGAGGGTTTATCCGCTTGCGCGATAAGGAGACAAAAAAGCCCCCACGGTGAAGTGGAGGCTTCCAAGCACTAAGCGCTAAATGCTTTCGTGGATACCAGTTGATGCGCTTAAAAGACGGTGCAAAGATAATTAAGACTCCTTTATTGCGCAAGCAAAAGCGCAACAATCATAACGAACATTACAACACGTACCGAATACTATGTACAACCCGAAGTACATTTACACAGAGGAGGGGAGGCGAGCGTACCGTCTTACCCCCGAAGGCGAACAAATGTTTAGGAGTAGCTTCCCCATTACGCCAGCTAAGGACATGGCCCACGAGTTGGGGTGTGGAATTGATATGGTGTATAAGTTGGCCAACTCCTATGAAGTGAAGAAAGACCCTACTTACAAGCGTGAGACGCTGCGACACGCTATGCTCCACGCTCGCGCCTACTACGTGATAGATAAGAAGGCAAAACCCGAACTCTACAAGGAGCGTTACAAGGAGCGGGGGAGACGCCTCCACCGCCAACGACGCATGGACGAACTCCGCATCATGAGTGGCCAAGAGCCGCACCATAACTTCTACTTCGCCCCCGCGCATAGCAAGAAGACGCGGAAGATACGCCAAACGTTGTCCCTACTTGGTTACATTCCTTACACTCAGAGCCGCTCCATGCTCTGGTACTTCGCGCCCGATACACGGCGCAGTCTATGCACTGAGCGCAGAGCAAAGGAGTATGGCTTTAAATTCTTGTGCTTCCGATGAAGCACTTTCACACAACAATCTATAACTCTTACACACTATGAAACAGAAAGAAAAACTCGTACCTCACGAACAGATACCAGAGGCCACGCGCATTCTAACCAACGTGGCCTACCTCATGGGCGACGTGACAAGTACGCTAATGCTTAACGCTGAGACGCGTGTTGAGCGATTAGGCTTCGGCATGAAGCAAGGACTGAAGCAGCGCCTAAAGTATGCCCTCGAAGCTACCCACCGTGCGCGTCGCGCATGGGATAGCTTTGCAAAGGAGCTTTACGGCATTGAGTGTGCCGACGATGCTTGCGAGTGTAGCGACTACTATGCCGATATCGTGTTGCTCATAGCCGACCGCACAGGCGACAACGATGAGTATCGCGACAAGGTGCGACGTGCGCTGCTGCGCATGAAGAGCGACCGCCACATTTACGAACAACTTCAAAGCGTGATAAAATGACACCGATTGAGAAGACGACGAAGGCCGACATCTTAAACTACCTACGTGAGACACAGACGATGCAATTCAACACGCGTGCAAGCATCGTCGTGGTTAGCTTTAGCGGTAGGTGTGATGTTCTTCGCATTGAGTTATACCCCTTTATAGGGTGTAAAATCACTTTCGCCCTATTCCAGAAGAAACCCAAGGCATACAACGACCAAGTAATGGCAGACTTTAAAGATAAATGGCTGTACTATGAATGGAGCAACATTTAATCCATTCCTCGCGCGCCCCGAAGAAGCAGATGCGGGCGCGCGCATCATTTGGCTCAGCCGTCGTCCTGACGGGCGGCTGCGCTACCCTCGCTGCGTGCGCGCTCACTTAGACAAGATACTAAAGCTATCGCCCAACGCACTAAGCAATGAGGACATAGAACAATTAAAATACTTACAATAAGAAGTAACACACAATGGCTACAAAAGGAACAACATTGCTCGAAATGATTGCATTCAGAATTAAAGAGTACGAGACCACACTCACAAAGGATTATGCAGTACAAGGGCAAGTTTTGTTAGGCTGGCTGACCATTAGGAATTTCTCAGCAAGTAAGGCTTCCGAGAAGGAACTTTGGTGGGCGAAGGCTTGCGCTCAAAATCTTTTAGACGAACTGAATAAAGAACAATAAACAATGATACTCATGTTAAACGTACTGTCTATTCTTTTTTACGCCACGTCCGTATATGTCGTGCTATGGCTCACGTATAAGCTCGGCCGCTACCGAACCGAGGAGGCAATGGCCGACGAAGTGGCGCGCCTTCGTCAATCGCGTTGGGACGAAGGCTACCGCGCAGGGCGTGAGCGCGGCCACCAAGAAGGCTATCGCGACGGTTACGAGAAGGGCCGTGCCGAGGGTTATGACGACGGCCGCCGCTATGAAGCTATCACGCATCATAACGAGGAGGAGATTAAACGACAAATGAAGTTGTAACGACACTTGATAATGACACAATTTATTTGTATCTTAGTACCCATCTTGATGAGTAATTATGTGGCCTACGTGTTAGGCCGCGAGCAAGGGTTGTGGCGCGGCTACTTTGAGGGCCGCGCTGAGGCCTATCGCGAGAAAGAACGATCAGAAGGCAAGACCCAACAAGAGAGGGCTTGATGAATGTGCAAATGTGCGAATGTGCGAATGTGCAAATGTGCTAATGAGTGGCGCAGCCATTAGCATATTAACACATTAGCATATTAGCATATAAAAAAAATAACAGTGACGCGACGACGAATTAACCTCAGCGTACCGCCCGAGCTATATCGAGAGCTGGAGCGCATACGCAAGACTTATCGCTTTAGTACGACGTGCGAGATGTGCGTCGTACTTTTGCGTGTATATGCGCGTATGGTGGCTGAGGCTACTTCCACCACTGACGATGATGAGGACTACATCGCGGCCACCTTTGAGCGCATGGCTACCTCTATGCGCACTCCTTCTAACACGACGCCTACCGTGCGCCACCACCGAAGGAGGATTGAATAATATCTCGTAACTCTATGGCTAAAGACAAAGACTATAAGCGAATGATACACACGCGCCACTGGTTGGAACTAAGGCGCATGGTGCTCACGGCTCACCCTCTGTGCCAACGTTGTGAGGCTGAGGGCCGCACGACGGCTGCTACTGAGGTGCATCACGTGCGCCCCGTCGAAGAGGGTACGACCGCGAGAGAGAAGGAGCGGCTCATGTTTGATGCACACAACCTCCGCGCCCTCTGCCACGACTGCCACGTGCTGACGCACACAGAGTTGGGTCGCTCTGGCCGTAAGGCAAATGCCGAGCGCAAGGCGCGACAGGCCGAAAGCGTTAACAAACGCTTCTTTACATAAGATAGGCTGCGGCTCGGCAAAACGCTCAAGCAAACTTGGCGTTTTGCTCTCACCTTGCACTATCTTTGGCGACGAGTGATGACCGAAAGAGCGTACAGAAATAGCCGAAAAACGTACAGAAAAGGGCCAAAAACGTGCAGAAAACGACCGAAAACGTACCAAAACAGAGTAAAAGAAGCCTGCCCTCATCACCAATGGCGCTCCCATTCACATGGGGGGGCGTGTTTTTTTAAGGGGTGGGGGGTGGCGTTAAACCCCGCCCAAACCCTTTTTTTTGCGCGAGCATTTTTTTCAATTTATGGAACTTTGGGCAATTCAATACCCTTAAACAATATTTCACACTATGCTGAATGTGCCAATATGCTAATGTGTTAATGTGCTAATGAGTGGCACAATCCTTAACTCATTAGCCTATTAGCAGCACATTGGCCACATTAGCAAATTAGCAAATTAGCAAATTAGCACATTAACTCTATGGCACGCACCACCAAACAATGGTATGCCCGCATCACCAAGGCACTCAAGAAGTCGGGTACTTATAACACCAGCCTCGAAATGCAGATCCAATCGTTGGCAGGAGCTATGCGCACGCTCGAACTCGCCACTGATGAGATTGACAGCCTCGACACCACCGTCGTGTGGGAGGAGACACGCTACGGCCGCAAGATGATGCCGCACCCCGTGTTCAAAATTCAGCGCGACGCACAAGCCTCCGTCACGCGACAGATGAAGCAGTTGCAACTCACCACAGAGGAGTTGACCACCGACCAGAGTTCCGACCCATTGATAGACCTAACCCAAAAGCTCATTAATGAACAGTAGTTAATGTGCAAATGTGCAAATGTGCAAATGTGCGAATGATTGAATGATGTTTTAAATACTCAGCGTACAAAGGCGACAATTTGCACATTCGCACATTTGCACATTGACCACGCATTACCACATTAGCACATTATCAGAATGACCGAAGAAGAAGCCCACCGCTATCGAGAGGAGAAGCAGCGCGTATCGCGTTCGCTCGCTGCTAAATCGTTGGAGTCGTACCACCTTGAGGCGGTCGACCCTCGGCTCTACGTGTACGTATCAATGGTGCGCGACAGCCCCACCGAGCATAACCTTTGGGAGCAGTTGGCCGTTGAGCGTTTCCTGCGTATGGTGAAGCGTTATGGGCTTAACGCTCGCAAGGTGCGCCGCTTCTACCTCTTCTACGAGTCGCTCTACTTCCCTGGAAAGGAAGGCATGCAGCACTACAAGTTGACGCCCGTGCAGTGCTTCCAGTTTGCGGCCGTATATGGATTTTGGGAAAAGGGGCGGCGCATCGTGCGTGAGGTCTGTCTGTTTGTACCCCGAAAGTTTTCGAAGACTACCTCAGGTGCTGCCTTCCCCCTTTACGACCTCTTCTTTGGCGACGCCAATGCCGAGTGCTACTTTGGCGCCAACTCTTACGACCAAGCGAAGAAAGGCTTCAACGTCCTGCGCGGCTGCGTGCGAAGGCTCGACCCGCGCGGCTTACGCTATACGGTGAATGAAGACGTGATTAAGAGCCGAAGGCAGGACCGCACGGCCTTTGCTCAGTGTCTGACAGGCAACAGCCGCACCAAGGACGGATTGAACGCCTCGACCGTCTTAATCGACGAATACTCCCAAGCGCGCACAAATGAGCTACTCACCGTGCTTACTACCTCTATGGGCATTAGGCAGAACCCCCTCACGGTGATCATCACCACCGCGAGTGACGTGTTTGAAGGCCCATTCTACGCCAAGTTGCAAGGCTACAAACGTCTGCTACTGGGCGAGGTGGACGACGATAGCGTATTTGCTCACCTCTTCGAACCCGACGTCGACGACCCCGAGGACCAACCCTCGACGTGGCGCAAGGTCCACCCCCACATGGGCATAACCGTTAGCCTCGAATTTTACGAAGCCGAATATCGTGCAGCACGTCGCGACGGTGCGGAGGCGATGTTGGCCTTTCGCACGAAGTTGCTCAACGTCTATGCCGAACAGCAGCAGCGCTCATGGATAACGGCCACCCTCGCCACCGACATTATGCGTCCCTTCACGCTCGACGCGATCAAGGGCCGTCCCGATGCAATGGTGGCTATCGACTTGAGCGAGAGTGACGACTTCTCGGCCGTGACGACTGGCTTCTATTCGCCCGAAGAGAAGTCGTTCACCTTCCATACGGCTTACTTCTTCCCCGACGAAGCTTTAGCGGGCCACCCCAATGAGCGCCTTTACCGCAAGTGGGCGGCCGAGGGACACCTCACGCTGACGCAAGGCCCTGTCATCAACTACCGCACGATCGTCGACTACGTGTTGCGTGTCAACCGCTCCGTGCGCATACTCTCTATTGGTTACGACCCTTGGAAGAGCCAAGAACTTATCAACATGTTGGCCGCATCAGGCGCGCGTGACGTGTTGCGCGGAGTGAAGCAGACGTATGGCAACTTTACCGCCCCCGTCCAATCCTTTGAGCATGGCTGCAAGACGGGGCATATCTTCATCAATCCTAACCCGATTAACGCCTACTGCTTTGGCAATGCCATACTCGACACTGACAACCTCGGCAACTCTAAACCCATTAAGCGCGCTCGCTATCAAAAGATTGACGGACTCATAACGATGCTCATGTGCTTGAGGTTGTTCATAGATTATGAGCGGTAAGAAAAGCGTATCAATTTGTAGCCCTTTGCCGTTAATACGGATATTAGTATCTTTGCATTGTTCTAATAACGAAAAGCAGGAAAAAACAATGAAAGAAGTAAAAGCAATTATCGAGCGTTCCTCAGAGGGACGCTACAGTATTTACATGGACGACGATACGCTATCTTATCTTATAACGGCTGAGGGTGCTACGCTTGATGAAGCTAAAAAAGATTTTATAGAGTCATATGAGAGTGTAAAAGAATACTCCAAGAGCCATAACGAAGCATTTGAAGAAGTAGAGTTTGACTTCTGTTACGATATGGCCTCTTTCTTACAGCACTATGCCTATGCGTTTACGTTAGCAGGTCTTTCACGCATTACTGGCGTCAATCAAGGGCAATTATCACATTATATTAATGGGACTTCACGCCCCTCAGCACGCACAATCGAAAAGATAGAAAACGGCATAAGCAGTTTTGCGCAAACCCTATCGGGCGTTCATTTCGTACGTCCGTAACCTCCCCCATTCAGGTACTTTGTATTTCATATAGTTATTTGACACATCGCGCCCGCCACCTGAGGGCGCAAAACAATCAAGCGCCCCACCATGTAACAATGGTGGGGCGCTTTTACGTTAATACGAAAAATAGAAAAATGAAAAAAGTGGGATAAAAAGATACACCGCGTTTCACAACGAGGAGTATCGTTGATTATCATCGAGTAGATAACAAATATTAGGTAATTACAAAGGTAGCAATAAAAAGCCACGCGGCAAGCGCGCGTGGCAAAATAAATGTGTCTAAAAACGTTTTATTTAATGGCATTAAAAGGTAAATTCCAAATCAGGAATGCTGCGCCCTTCTGCCTCTTCTAACCCCTTCATTTCGTTGTAACACGCATATAAGTCGGCCTTTGCTTCGGCTATCGTGTTGCCATATCCTGCAAGGCCAAAGTGCGCGAACTCTTTATTAACGTAACAAGCAAAACGGCCGTCAGAATCCTTTTCGACCGTCACTGTAATTTTCTCCTTTTTCATATTGTATTAATGTTTTACCGCTTTCTATTGAAAAATGGGGCAACTACTAAAAGTAGCACCCATTTGTCTAACCAACTGATCAAAAAAAGACGGGGCTCATCGAATAGTGATGAACCCCGTTTTGTCTTTTTATAGTGCATATCGAAGCGAAAGGTGCATTCGTACACACTTTTTTCACGATGCAAAAGGTACTCATTTGCTCTGAAACCGACAAACATTTTTGCCGTTTTCTTTTATCGTTGCCTCCTTTATTCTGCTTATTTATAATATGGCGACCTGTATATTGAAATGTATTAACCCGAAATGCCAGTTCTCTGTTCTATTAAGGAACGGATTGCAGGGCATTTCCCGTATAATTTTAGAGTTACATCCTTTAGTTCCTTCTCCATATCGTATAAACGATTTGGAGATATTGTGTTTAGCATATAACGTACAACATGAAGTACGCTATACAATCTATTGCATTGTGTTTCATTAAAGCGGCCCGCAGGTCCTTTTCTTACTGATGTTTCTAATTTTATGTCATAAAGGACATTCCCATGGGCGCACGCATTTCTAAGGTTGCGTATCGCCTCAATATAATTAAAGAATACAGACACCTTATTGATGTTAAAGTGTTTGCATATTAATCTTTGGTCATCAGTAATCAATAAATTGTCATACAATTTAGTTAAATTACCAAATACCATAAACTCCATAGTTTTCCACGCAGGAGCATACTCGTCGCATGGATGTTTCTTTTTATGACGTTTGATGACTTCCTTTTTAGATATTTTCTTATAAACTTCTTTTGGAAAGTCTCGGATAAATGACTGCGATACAACAGAAGGGTCTACGAACCATATTGGATTTGAATTGTATTTATTCGACAACTCATATATCATTGTTGTACGGATTGCCACTTCTATTCTTGAAAGATACTTATTTATAATGTTACGCAAATCAAAATCGTAATAATAAAGTGCTACTGCATCTTCAAATTTAGTATTCTCTATTACCTCATGCTTTCTACGGTTATCTAAAAATGGATACGTTTTTTCAAAAGGGAAAAAATAAAAGCCCAGCCTATAATAACCAATGTCAGACAAAATTTCTTATGCCTTGTCATGATCATTTACAATCACGCCACGGCTCTCTAAAATGCTTATTTGGTTGGCAAATGTTGTCGCCTGCTTCTTAGCCTCTGTCATGTACTATATTTTTGAATACAAAATTACGAAAAATCATTGGTAATGTTATATCGCTCCCCCCAATCCTCACTTTTTTCAAAGAAAAACGCCAAAAGGTGGTACCACCTACACACCTTTCGCGCGTAGGGTATGAACGTATTACGCAGACTATTCAAGATAAAACGCAGCAGCGAGGGTGCTAACTCATCGCCAGAGGGTAGGACTGTCCGCTCGGGGGCTTTGCCGCTTTTCACCTCCGCAGCGGGTGACCCCTTGGCCGTTAGCACCGTCTATCGCTGCGTGCGTTTGCTTTCAGAGAGTGTGGCCAACTTGCCCCTTCGTTATATGAAGCTAAAGGGCGGCATCTTCGTCGACGACCGCCAATCGCGCCTCCACTACCTCCTGAGCGTGCAGCCTAACGAGCTTTACTCCGCGTTCGACTTTTGGGCGCAAGCCGTACAACAGATGCTACTGACGGGGAATGCCTACATCGTGCCGCAGTACTCGCCCTCGCTTGAGGTAGATCGCCTTGTGCTTTGCCAACCTAACACCGTGAGTCACGACACCATTAATCGCACCTACACGGTAATGGACATGACCAACCGCCTTAGCGGCACATTCGCGGAGGAAGAAGTGATACACCTCAAAAACCTCACCATCGACGGACAACAAGGCATCAGCACTCTTGCCTTTGCGCGCCTTACTACGCAGATAGCCGCTACAGGTGACAATGAGACGCTCAACCGATTTGCCAATGGGGGCAACGTGCGCGGCATCGTAGGCAACGACACAAGCGTGCGCGGATTTGGCGACTATCAAGACGACGAATTGGCCAAGACGGCTACCGACCTCGACCAATCATTCTCCGAAGGGAAGAAGATCGTCAGTCTACCGGGGCAAGTAAAGTTCAACCAACTCTCGCTCTCCAGCACCGACATGCAATTCTTAGAAAGCCGAAAGTTTACGGTACGTGAGCTTTGCCGCTTCTTCGGGGTTCACCCCTCATTCGTCTTTGACGACACGAGCAACAATTACAAGAGTGCCGAAATGGCCAACGTGGCTTTCCTCTCCAACACGCTCAACCCCCTACTCCGTAAGATAGAGAGCGAACTCCACCGCAAACTCATCGAGCCTTCGCTCTGCTGCGAGCGTCGCTTCGAGTTCGACCGTCGTAGCCTCTATGCGTGCGACCTCGCGAGCCGCGTGCAGTACCAGACGCAGACGATAGCAGCAGGCATCTACACCGTCAACGATTGGCGACGCGCTGAGAACATGCCCCCCGTAGAGGGCGGCGACCTCCCATTGGTCAGCGCCAACTTGAAGGTACTGAACGAAATGGGGGCTAACTCAACCACCGACAACTAACACACATTATTAATATGCGAATGTGTTAATATGCTAATGTGTTAATATGCTAATGGCTGCGCCACTCATTAACACATTAGCACATTCCCACATTAGCACATTCCCACATTAGCACATTCCCACATTAGCACATTTACACCTTATGAATAAGCAATTACAATTCCACTCCTCAGGCACCGTCCACGTGCGCAGCCGTCAAGGCAGCGAGGGCGAGGGCGAGAGCCGCACGATTGATGGATACGCCATTCTGTTCAACACACCCTCTGCCCCACTATGGGAGGACGAGGACGAAGTCGTGCGCGAACAGATAGCCCCCGAAGCCATGACGAAGGACCTACTCGACGGCTGCGACATCAAGATGACCATGAACCACAACCTTGCCACATTGCTTGCACGCAGCAAGCGCGGAGAGGGTACGCTACAGTACGACATCGACGAGCGGGGCGTCCACTTCTCCTTCGATGCGCCCAACACCGACGACGGCGACCGCGCGCTCGAACTCGTACGACGGGGCGACATCGACGGCTGCTCCTTCATGTTCTCTTGTTCGTACCGCACCCCCGACGTGACGAGCGAGACGACCAAAAACAAGGAGACGGGAAAGGCTGAAACGCTTTACACCATTCATGCTATTCGTGGCATCTACGACTTTACGCTCACGCCCATGCCCGCCTATCCCGACACGGAAGTAAACGCACGCGACCTGCGCGGATTGACCCCAACCCCTCAAACAGACAACGCTGCCGCCCTCCGCGTCGAGGAACAAGTAAAGGCCATGCGCAGCGCGGCAAAGCTATCACTTTAAAGCATTAACCATTTAATAAACAATTAATCCATTACGATTATGAACAAACTTACGGTACGTCAAATCGTTGACAAATACCAAAAGAACTGCGCTCGCATCTCGGCCATTGCCGACCTCTGCGAGACGGAAAAGCGCGAACGCACCCAGGCTGAGAGCGCAGAGTACGAAGCCTTAGTGCGCGACAATGAGTTGCTCCGCATGCGTATGCAAGCTGAAGCCGCTCAAGCGCAGCAGAACCCCAACCTTATTGCCGACGCCAATAAATTGGTGCGTGAGAACATGGAGGCTGGCCGACAGACACAAATCGTCTTCATGCGCGACCTCATGCTCGTGAGCGACGCCACTTCGGGCGGCATCATTCCGCTCAAAATTCAAGACATTCTCGACCCCTTAGTAGAGGGCTTAATCCTCAACAAGGTGGGTCTCCCCATGCCTACAGGCTTGGCGGGTGATTACGTATGGCCCACCTACGAGGCCGTTGAGGCACAAATCCAAGGCGAGGGCGTTGCGCTCACCGACACGAAGATTAAACTCTCAAAGCTCACCGCCTCACCTCAGCGCATTGGCGTGGCCATTCCTGTAACGCGTCAGACGATTATCCAGACGGAGGGCATCATCGAGACGATTGTGAAGAAGGTAATGCCGCAGTCAGTAGCCATGTTGTTGAACAAGATCTTGTTCTCTACCACGAAGGCTACCGCGGCTACTACTTTGGTAGGCCCATTCGTGGCGAAGGCTGCTAACCCGACCGCACTGAGCGCCACTCCTACCTTTGCCGACTTCAACAAGATGAAGGCTGCCGTGTTGGCCTCTGGCGTTGACGGTAGCAACTTGTGCTGGGTTATGACACAAGCGCAGAAGGCCATTGCCGAAGCCACTCCTAAGGACGCTGGCTCAGGCATCATGGTATGCGAGAACGACCACATCGCGGGTCTCCCCGTCTTCTGCACTCACTACATTGGTGAAGGCTTCGTTGGCCTTGGCGACTGGCGCTACCAGCCTATGGGCATGTTTGGCGACATCTCGTTCATCATCGACCCCTATAGCCAGGCACGCAAGGATGCCGTTGACTTCGTACTCAACGTCAACTACGGCACGACTACGCTCCGCCCCGAAGCCTTTGCACTGGGCAAATGCGCTGCAGGCGCCTAACCAATGTGCTAATGTGCTAATATGGAAATATGCTAATGTGGAAATATGCTAATGTGGGAATGTGCTAATATGCTAATGCGCAGCACCACACATTAACACATTAACACATTAATGCTAATATGCTAATACGCAGCACCGCACATTAACACATTAGCACATTAGCACATTAAAAAAACGAACCTAAAATCACTATTACCATGACCTATCTATACAAACCCCTCGCTCGCAAAAACTTTAAGACTGGCGAGAACATGTTCTACCCCGCGCCATTACCTGCGGCCGTTACCGACTTCGAACTCTTGGCCGCTGAAATCAGCGCGAAGTGTACCCTCACGCGTGCCGACGCTATGGGGGTACTGAAAGAACTTGAACGGCAAATCCTTCATTCTCTGCTATCGGGTTACACCGTTCGCCTTGGCTCATTGGGGGCGTTTCGCCTTACAGCGAAGTCAGTAGGCGTTGAGATCAAAGACGATGTAAGCTCTCAACTCGTCAAGAAAGCTCGCGTGCGCTACGTGCCTTCGACGTGGATTAATAATAAGCTATTACTCCAGAACGTCGATTTTAAGAATGTCTACAAAGCCAATAAGAAGAAAACCGATAAAACGCAACAAGCATGATTAAATTAGTAACACGTAGTATCAAGAACTCACGCGACCAAAAGTGGCGCTACTTCCCCGCTATCAGCTATAGCGGTACTATCACGCGCGACAAACTTTGCGAGCGCATAAGCGAGTCCACCACCTTTACCCATGCCGACGTACTCACGGCCCTTTGTGCCTTTGAGGAGGCCATTGCCGAAAAGTTACAAAGCGGCGGTATGGTAAAGCTTGGCTCACTTGGCACATTCCGCACGACATTGCGTTCAAAAGGGGGCGAGGTAAGCAAAGACGACGTTAGCGCGAAGAACATTCGCTCGCTCCACGTCGCTTTCCTCCCCTCAAGCACGCTCAACAAGCAACTGCAAGAGCAAGCACAGTACGCAATGTCGTAAAAAACGCGCTCTGCGATGCGCTCTCTACCTCTCGGTGAGGGGTTTCCGACTTCTCGGTGAGGGGTTTTCAACTTCTCGGTGATGGGTAACGGAGCGCACAGAGAGCCACGTTTGTAATGATAAGTCATGGAAATAGTAATCTTTAGAGACTAAGCACACATTCATATTATGTCAGAAGTAGCCCTATCCCTATTTAAAAAACACGTTCGCGCAGATGATTTTAGCGACGACGACGACTACCTACAGCAATGCCTTGATGCAGCTGAGGCTTCAGTGGTGCGCGCTACAAACCGCACACTCGATGAGCTAAAGCTAATGGGCGGTGGGTCACTGCCCGCCCCCTTGGTGCAAGCTATTCTGCTGGTAGGAGGCTCGGCTTACGACCACCGCGAAAACGATGCTCCGCAGCAGTACAGTGAAATTCCGTGGGGCGCTTCATCTATCATCAAACAATACAGAAGACTATGCGTGCGGGAGGAATGAGATATCACTTACAACTCTTTCGCCCCGTTCAGACTACGAACGAATACGGCGAAGAGCAAACCACTTACAGCCCGACCCGGATAATCTGGGCAGAGCGCGTCAAGTGGGCGGGCAATCGGAGTGAAGAGGTGGGCGAACACTTTGCCGCTTACACCGTGACCTTCCGCATACGCGATGTACACCCCATTGGTGAGGGGTGGCGCGTGCAGCTCATGGGCGAACACCTCTACACCGTTATGGCCATTGAGCCTAACCGCAGTAAGGGAATGCTTTCGCTCCTCTGTCAGCGCGTCAACGTGTGATGCTTAAAGACAATACTCCGCTTATGAAAACAGTATTAAGCGCAGGCACTGCCGTCTACGAGGTGCTGAGCGAAAGGTTAGCTAATAAAGTAACGAAAGTATTTCCCGTCGTGACATATGAGGCCGTGCTTCCTTACGTCTGCTATCATCGCGAGGCCCTCGAAACGGCCGTTGCCAAACATGCTCAAAGTGCCGATACGGCCACAATCGTAGTGGACTGTTATGCTGCTACTTACAATGGTTCTGTGGCTTTGGCTGAGGCTGTACGCGAAGCGCTTGACAACGTGAGCATTACCACCTCGGCAGGACTAACCGTCCGTTCTTCCTTCTTAGTTGATGCCGCTGAGTCGTGGACGGGCGATGCTTACTTGCAGTCGCTCTCATTTAAACTCCGTTGCTAATGGATAACGACAACGAGAAAGCGCTGCAGACCTTTCAGCGCGAATTGGCAAAGCTTTACGCCAGCCTCTCGCCTAAGGAGCAGCGCAAGGCCATTGCCGCCTCGATGAGGCGCGAGGCCAACCGCTTGAAAAAGGCCGCACAGACGAGGGTGCGCACTTCGGGCCTCTCGGCCAAGACGGGGGTGGACAAGGGCGTCTACGCTCGCGTCTACCCCAAGCGCTACGGCACTGGCTTTATGGTGAGCGTTAAGCCTCACGGAGCGAAGAAGGGCATACATACCAACCGCCAGGGCAAGCAGAAGCCTGTACTCCTATTTGCCGAGGAAGGTACGAAACAGCGCAACGTGGGCCGTCGCAAGGGCAACGCGCAATATCGCCAAGGCCGCTTCGCTCAGAAGAAGTGGCGCGACTATAGCCGCTCAGGCCATAGCACGGGGCGTATGTCTCCGTATAAGTTTCTCGCCATGACCGAGCAGACCGAAGCGGCTGGCATCGAGCAGCGCCTCTGGACTGACTTCGAGCGCAACGTCGATAAGGCGGCAAAAAAATAAACTAATTAAACTACCCGTTGGCGGATTTTCAGGTTAACCCGTTAACTTGTCAACTTGTTAACTAATTCCACCAACGCGAAATTAAACTCATAACACATTATGGCAAACACTGGTTATATCAATGGTAGTGACCTCTTGCTCTCAATAGACGGCAAAGCCGTGGGGCACTGTTCAAGCCACAAAGTAACGTACAACTCTGAGACAAAGGAGAGAGCCGTGAAGCCTGTAGCAACGCAAGGCGCGGGTGCAGGACTTTGGAAGGACAAGAGCGTTACAGGACTTTCTATCACAATTAGCGCCGACGGCCTCCGCTTCTACAACGAGACGGAGAGCGGTTTCACCGAGATTTCTGCCTCTTGGGGCGTAGGTAAGGCCGTTGACGTGAAGTGCTTCCCACGTGGCGACGGCAAGGTAGGTACGCAAGTTCCTTACCTCGAAGGAAAGTTTGTGATCACCTCTATCGAAGAGGACGCTCCAGCGCAGGACGACGCTACGTATAGCGTTAACCTCGAGAACGCGGGCATGCCTACTAAGTTTCCTGGTATGGCTGCCGCCGCTGCAGCAGCGCAGACTAAATAAATGTGCTAATATGCTAATGTGTTAATATGCTAATGGCTGCGCCACTCATTAACACATTAGCACATTACCACATTAGCACATTAACACATTAGCACATTAACGCATTAGCACATTAACAACCATGCAACTAAAACGTCTCGTAATCCACTGCACCGCCACTCCTGATGGCCGTGAGGTGACAGCGGCCGACATACGCCACTGGCACTGCGACCCCGTGAGCAAAGGAGGTCATGGTTGGAAGCAGGTAGGATATACCGACCTCGTCCACCTCGACGGCCGCATAGAACGGCTCGTTAAGAATAATGAAGACATGATAGTCGACCCTTGGGAGGTGACCAACGGAGCAAGCGGCTACAACGCCACCTCGCGCCACATCGTCTACGCGGGCGGCTGCGATAGGCAGATGAGGCCGAAGGACACACGCACCGCTGCACAACGCACCGCCCTCGAAGCCTACGTCAAGGACTTCCACCGCCGCTTCCCTACGGTCCAAATCGTTGGCCACAATCAATTGAACCCCAATAAGGCTTGCCCTTCGTTCGACGTAAAGAAGTGGCTCAACGAGATTGGAGTAAACTTATAAGTTGACGAGTTGACGAGTTGACAAGTTGACAAGTTGACGAGTTGACGAGTTAACAAGTTCACGAACTTACCTGTGAACTCGTCAACAAGAAAGAAAGGAAGAATGGCGGACACTATCTTACAAATAATCCAGTGGGCAATACCTTCGGGGGGCATTGGTGCCGCCATAGCATGGTTTGCCAACCGCAGCGCACGCAAGGCCGATACGGCCAAGAGCGTACACGATACGTATAAGCTCATGTATGAAGACGTGAGCCGCGAATTATTAGAAACGCAAAAGAAAGTAGATGGAAGTACAAAGAAAATGGACGCACTGGGCGAAGAGAATAAGCGCATACGCTATGCGCTCAACCGCCTTACACGTGCCATTCAAGCTATTCAGCGTTGCCCTCATAGCAGCACTTGTCCTGTCAGTGATGAGTTGTCGCTCGACGACGAAGGCAACGCGCCAAGTCGTGCAAAGTCAAGACGTACTGACTACAGACAGCGTGACACAGCACGAACGGACGACAACCGCTCTTTGGACGCAACCGATAAGGGCTGACACTACGCGCCTTGAGCTGAGGCTCGACTCCTCCCTCCTCTCCTTACCAGAGGGGGCGAGCTTTACGGCCGCGAGTGGGCGCGCCCACTTGAAGGCGAGCCTAAAGCGCGATGAGAAGGGACGGCCCGCTTCTATCATCATCGAGGGCGGCTGCGATAGCCTGCAGCGGCTCTGCATGTACTATCAGGCTGAGGCCGAACGACTCCAGACGGCCAACACGCAACTACAATCCACCGTCAAGACGCTTAGCACCGACCTGCGCACGCGCGGCCGCACGTGGAACGTGTGGGCAGCACTGGCCATTCTGGCCGTGGCTCTCATCTTGATCATAGCCAACCGACAAATAAAGGAATAATAAAAGGAAGACTCCACCGCTATGGCACAACAAAGCATACATAAAGGAAAGACAGTCAAAGAGCTGCATCTTGACTACGAAGGCTTTATTGGTAAATTTAAGCCTAAGAAGACAACAGACGATTGCTACACGCCCCCATACATTTACGAGGCTTTAATCGCTTGGCTACAAGCGAAAGGGTACATCACCCCCGACACGCCAGTAGTGCGCCCCTTTTGGCCTGGGGGCGATTTTACCGATTTAGAGCAATACCCACCAGGGGCGGTGGTGGTTGACAACCCGCCCTTTTCGATAATGTGCTCCATTCTCCACTTTTACGAACAGCACAATATTACTTTCTTTTTGTTTGCTCCTTCGCTGACTTCTTTCAACTATATGAGCGACGCGTACGACCTCACGGCAATCATTCTCGACCTCTCTGTGGTTTATGAGAATGGGGCGAAGGTCAACACCGCATTCATCACCAACTTGCATTGCCTTGACGGGGTCAAAGCGATGACCGCCCCCGATTTATATCAAATGCTCGATAACGCACAAGAAGAGAATCAGAAGAAGGTAACACTCCCCGCCTACGCCTATCCCGACAACGTCGTTACGGCCGCGCGGCTGCACAGAATAGCCCACAACGTCCCCTTCCTATTTCTTAAAAAAGAAGTGGCCTTCGCTCGTAGCCTTGACGCGCAGCGACCCCTTAAAAAGAGCTTATACGGAGGTGGACTCTTAGTGTCGGACGATAAGGCCGCAGAGTTAAAGGCCGCAGAGTTAAAGGCCGCAAAGAAAGTGACCGTGTTCCGCTTATCAGAGAGAGAGCGACAAATTATTAACAATTTAGAATAGAAAAGGAAAAAAACTTCACCACTATGACACCACAAAAGAAAGGCAGCACAATAGCCACCGCACGACGCGAAATGAAGATTATGGGTTTCCCCTGTCGCCAGACAATGGGGGCATTCTTGCGCTTTAAGCGCGAAACAGGACGCGAGGCTACTGAGATGACGAACGACCTCACCGACTTACTTACGTTCCTCTACTGCTGCACGGCATCAGCGTCAGCGGCTGACGGCATTGAGTTTAACTTCACGCTGGAGGAGTTTGCCGACCTCATCAGTCCCGACGAGCTAAACCAATGGACGGCCGCGATGCAAGCTGAGGCGGCTGAGGCTGAGGCCACGACCGAAGGCGAAAAAAAAGCCCTTCTGCATCACCGAGCAATTAGGCTTTGCACTGGGGGCGGTGGGGCTTACGCTGCGCGACTGGCAAGGGCTTACGCCTGAGGAGTGGACGGCCGTGGCCGATAGCTACGCTACAAGCCACGAAATGGTCATGCACGACGGGTGGGAACGTATGCGTATGCTCGCCACCATTACCATTCAACCACACGTAAAGAACCGCCTCACCCCCGACACGCTATTGCCCTTGCCTTGGGACAACGACCAGACTCAAACAACGCAAGCCGCCCACGTGCCACCAGTCGGTAAAGACGAGGCGCGTGAGCGGCTTGTTAGCTTGATGAAGGGGTTGAAGGATCAATAACTCAAGCCCGAATTTAACAAGGGCGGACTGTATTCGAAACATCGCAAAAAATTAACTATCCCAATCTGTATTGTCGTGGGTATGTAGTCTTTCTACAAAGGTTTCATCATAGATTGCCAAATATATGGCAGCAATTAGCAAAGCTACAAAAATTGCCGATGCAGAATATATCACCAAGGCATTAACAACTCCAGTAAATGGTACAATGATACATAACAATACTCCAACGAAAAGTGAAAGGCTAAAGATACACCAAGAAATTTGAATGCCCTTTTCTTTCAAGGTTAGTTCATTCCACTTCTTCTTTTTAGAGTCTTCGACATCGATACTTAGCTTTATCTTGATCTCTTTCGGTTTTTGTTCGCTTTTCATATCGCAATAGGTATTAGTCCTTTGCAAAGGTGTGACTTTATAAAATACCAACCAAGTAAAACTCCATAAATATATGGCTTCAAAAGAAATAAAATTCAACCTTAGGCTCGCTATTGACGGGAAGGAGCAGTTAGTGAGCGCAGTGACGTCGGCAAAAGAACTCAAAGCCTCTTTTAATGGCGTACAGAAAGAAGTTGAAGACTTTAGCAACACCTTCACCAATAAATTCAGCAAATGTTTTGCCAACGTCAACCAAATAATAGGCGCAGTAAATAGTGTTAGCGCGGCACTTCAAAGCCTCACGGCCGATAGCGACTCTTTTGCCAAATCAATGGTCGTAGCTAACACTATGGCGGGCAAAGGGGGCAAGGACTTTGCAGCGTTGAAAGATAGCGTGACCGACTTGTCGAAAGAGATCCCACTCACGCGTGACGAACTTGCGAACGGCCTTTACCAAGTAATCAGCAATGGCGTGCCAGAAGATAATTGGATAGACTACCTGCGAGCTTCGGCCAAAGCGAGTGTGGGCGGTGTGGCCGACTTGGGCGAAGTCGTTAAGGTTACTTCTACGTTAATAAAGAGCTACGGCCTATCGTGGAAAGACGCTACCGCCATTCAAGACAAGATACAGCTAACGGCTAAGAATGGTGTAACGTCGTTTGAAGAAATGGCGCAGGCCTTGCCTCGTGTGTCGGGTGATGCGGCCACGTTGGGTGTGGGCGTTGACGAACTTATGGCCACCTTTGCCTCACTTACAGGCGTTACAGGTAAAACGGCCGAAGTAAGCACACAGTTGGCGGCCGTGTTTACGGCCTTGGTTAATCCCTCTTCTGAGGCTACGAAAATGGCACAACAAATGGGCATTGAGTTTAACGCAGCAGCCATTAAGAGCGCGGGCGGCTTCCGTCAGTTCCTCACACAACTCGATGCGAGCGTGAAGGGGTATGCACAAAGCTCGGGCATGTTGTCGAAAGAGGTGTATGCAAAACTCTTCGGATCAGCCGAAAGCCTACGCGCCATTGGGCAACTTACAACTCAGCAAAAGGACAAATTTGCCGAAAACGCTGAGGCTATGAAGGGCAGTGCTGGTACGATGGAGGAATCGTTTAAAATGGTGGACAGTACAAGCAGCGCAACTATTCAAAAGATGGAGAACAGTTGGGGCGGATTAACTGACTACATTGCATCGGCCGTTAAGTTTTTAAAGCCAGCGCTTAATTTTGTGGCTACTATTGGACTTGCTTTAAATGCCTTCCAAACCATAACGCTATCACTCGGAAAGTTTAAAATAGCGGCTTTTGCCGCAGCCGTTAGGATTAAAGCACTTGCCGTAGCTCAAACCGTTTGGAAAGTTTCCACTATCGCGTGCGCCACAACTACACGTGTGCTTAGTGGTGCTTTAGTAGCCTTGGGCGTGAGTGCCAACGTGGCTAAAGGAGCTATTCGTGGATTGTTGGCTTCGACAGGTGTCGGCATCGCCATTGCGGCTTTAGGCTTTGTGGTGGAAAAGGTGATAGGCTATTTCGACAAGTCGACCGAAGCCATTGAAGACAATACTGATGCGCTAAAGGAGAACCGACGTGCCACTACTCAGGCAGAGCGGAACCGCGAGGCGCTGAGCAGCATTCAGAAGACAGCGGCCGATAAGTATGCTGACGAGAAAGCGCGCATCGCGGCACTTACGCAGATCATTCACAACAGCAACGCGGAATACGCGGAGCGAATGAGTGCTATTAAACGACTGCAAAGTATCATTCCTTCTTATCATGCACAAATCAGTAAGGACGGCTCGATATACGAGAAGAATGCGGAAGCGATTGATAAGTATATTAAGAAGCTGGACGAATTGGCTTGGGCTGAGGCTGCGGCCGACATGGTGAAGGACTTAAACAAGCAAATCATCACGTTCCAACTAAAGGCAGATGAGGACCAAGGCCGCATCGACGCTTATCAGGGCAATATCAACGAGCGCAACAAGCAACGACATGGAGGAGCTATCGACATCACACGTCCCGACACGTATAAGGTGGACGGGACACCACTCACGGCACAACAGATAGCAGAGAACAGACAAATAGATAAGGCCAACGCACGCACCAAGGGATTTCAGAACAACGTAATAAAAGACCGTGACTATAACCTTGGACGCGCCAACGACTTGACGCAACGAAAGAATGCCGTGTTCGCTATGGCGGGCAAACGTGGCTACACTTCTGCGCTTCATAATGCGCTAACGGGTAATGCCGAAACTCTCGAAAGGCCAGCCTACACGCCACCCGCACAAACCACCACGACCACAAACAAGCCAACTCACACTCCTACTCACACCCCCACCAAAACCGACACCGCTCCTACCTACGACGAGAAGAGCATTGAATGGTACGACAAGGAGATTAGCAAGCAGAAGGAATTGGCGCAAAGCACTAACAACCTCGATGCTGCGAAGAAGGCTATGGCTGAGGCTACACGATTGGAGGGAGAGCGCAAGGAGTTGGCCGTGAAGGTGGGAATTGAGAAGCCTGACGCGCCAGAGGTGAAAACTACGCTGGAGGCTTTGCAGGACCAACTACGCGCGGCTCAAACGGACTTCGACAATGCCGTGACCGTGGAGGCTAAAGTCGAAGCCATGACGAAGGTGGACGCGCTACAGGCACAAATCAATGAGGCGACGAACGGCCGACTAACGATTGAAGCGGAGGTGGAACCGCAGTACACGCAGACTGGCTCAGTAAGCGATAAGCGCAAGTCGTATGCCAACGCGCAGACGAAGGCATCGCGCGTCAAGAACGACTACGACATTGGCCTCATCAGTAAGGAGGAGGCACAACGACAGGTGGACGACATTAACAAGGTGTTGTCGTCGCTGAAATTGAAACCTATCACCGTGGAGTTTGACACAACAAGCGTTGAAAAGGGTACGGGCAAGATGCGAGAGGGCGCACAGAGCATTCAGCAGTTGGGCAGCAGCATCGCGCAGTTGGGTTCACAGGTGCAAGAACCTGTAATCAACATTGCGGGTACGATAGCACAAGCCATAGCCACCATGGTGTTGGGTTACGCTGAGGCTTCGAAAGATGCAAGTAAGCTTACGCCCTTTGGGTGGATAGCCTTTGCCGCTACGGGATTGGCTACGTTGCTGACGATGATAGCCTCTATCAAGTCGGCCACGAGCGGCAGCTACGCGCATGGTGGTATCATACCTGGGGGCAGCTATTCGGGCGACCGATTGACGGCTAATGTCAATTCGGGTGAGATGATTATCAACCGTCGTCAGCAGTTGCAGCTATGGCGCATGGTGCAAGCGCCTTTGGCCTCAGCTCCGCAGTACACAACGCCTTCGAGCATGGTGCCGAGCTTCAACCTCGCGGCCTTACGCAACAGCTTTGGTGCGCAGCGCGTCGACGTGAATGTGAGTGGACGCATCAGCGGACGCGACTTGCAACTCATTACCGATAAACGAAACAAAATTACTTCAAGAGCATAGGGGGAATGTGCTAATATGCTAATGTGTTAATATGCTAATGGCTGCGCCACTCATTAGCACATTCCCACATTAGCACATTCCCACATTAACACATTAGCACATTAGCACATTAACACATTAGCATCATGCTTTACAAAAGATACGCAGGCAGTTTTGTTAACTGCAAGGGCCAAACGTGGAGGGTAGAAATATGGCAAGCGGCCAATGCGCCTTTCACTTCCGTTGGTAGCCTCACGTTTGATGCCGACACGCCACTTGAATTAGAATGGGAGGAGCGCGAAAAGTACGAAACCACTTGTGGCGCAACGCTCACGATCAACATCGTGAGTCCTGCTGACCGCACGTTTACGGACCTCTTCCAAATCAGTCCAGGCAATGTTATGGCGCACGTCTACCTTGACGATGCGCTCTTTTGGGTGGGTGGCCTCGACTGCGAAACGTACGAAGAGCCTTACCAGTCGGAGAAGGACTACACCGTCACACTCACCTTTACTGACTTCGGCCACATGCAGCGCCTAAAGTATGGCGAAGCGGGGGGCATTAAGTCGGTGCGCCACTACATTGACTATTGCCTTGAGCAGGTGGGCCTCAGCGCAGTACCAGTAGAGGTGTTCACGTCGTTAGAGATGTACTATAGCACAATATGGGCGCGTTGTGAACTTACACGCCTATACGTTGATGCGGCCAACTTCTACGATGAGGACGGGGAAGCCTCAACGCTTGATGAAGTGTTGAACGGTGTGCTGCAACCGCTTGCTTTGCGCATCGTGCAGCGTGCGGGCAAGATCATGGTGTACGACCTAAATGCGCTGCGCAATAACCCGCCTAAGGTAGAAGAAATCACGTGGGACGCTACGGAACAAACGCTATCGGTAGATAAGTTGGCGCAAGCGGCCGTCGTTAAGTTCTCGCCCTACACGGGGGGCAATCTCCTGTCCGACAGCAGCGTGACCATAGACCAAGACCGACTGACAGAGGTGGGTAGCGTGTTTAACATGTTGGGGCCTGGGTTCAAGACATACGAGATAAGTCGTTTCTTCCATTCTGCCGCCGATAGTGCTGCCACTGGCCTTACGCAAAAGCACCGCGATGCGCATTACTTCAAAATGGTGAAGACGGGTACGGGGGGCGCAGCGTGTGAGGGCCTTGCGTGGCTGGCTTTAACGAAATGCTTGCCGCGCGTGAAATTCTCGCTCAATGGGCAACTATCACCTTTGTGGAAAAACCCCGATGCTTCCAATGTCGAAGCAAACACAAGCGAAAACGTCGTTACGCGTGCCTTCAACGACCTATCGGGTACGTCGGACGAAGTGCTGATGCGTTTTCCTCGTGTGTACTGCCCTGCGGCCCAAAATCAAGTATCAGAAGATGTGATGCGCTCTTATATTCGCCTCACTATGGAGATGATGATAGACCCCCGCCTCAACCCCTTTGCTGATGCGACGGACGAAACGAACGAAAAGGAGAACTTTAATTGGTGTAAGGTGCGCGAGGCTTACTGCTACATTCCCTTCTCGCTCGTCTTGTTTGACGGCAATGGCAAGGCCGTAGCGCAATATCAGGCCAAAGGCTACAATAACGAAGGGCATTGGGTCGCAGTTGGATACGACGATACGAAATACTTCACGCATGCGCCCTCTTACCTTCTCTACTATGCCAACTCTAAGAGTGATAGCATAAAGGAGGAGAGCGGCATTCAAGGGTGGTCGAAGAACCATACACACACCCTTGGCCACGAACGAACTAATGAACAATACGCCACGGAGGGCGAAATCATTCCCCTGCCGAACACTGCGGGTTACTTGGAGTTGACCATTTATACGGGGTGCATCATCTTCGACGATACGGACGGAAAGGGAAAGGAATATCCCATTACCAATCCTCAGACGTGCCAACTCGACAAGTCGTTGCCCGACCCTAACGGATTGCGCGACGTGTGTATTAGTACGCAAACCTCTAAACGTGGGCAACGTATGAATTGGGCGCAAAGGTGGTGGCTCTACAAGTTCCCAAAGTTGGAGATAGTACAAGGCCTCATCGCTGAGGCGGTGGAGAAGAGTGATGCCGAATACAGCGCATGGATAAACGCGAGCGCAAAGGACGAGATAAAGATTGACACCATTTGCGGCACAGCCTTTGGGAGCGACTTGGGGGTAACGGCACGAGGCGCTTACAAAATCTGGTATTCGTTTTCTCCTGGCCCTGGGCAGACGGATATTCCTCAACGATGTTTCCTGCGTCGCACCAACACGTCTGCGCCTTGGCTGATTGAGTACGACTTGTTAGGGCTGCTCTTTAGCCAGTATGGACACCGCGTACCTACGCTTGAGGGTGAAGCCATTACTCCGCTCTCACCGCTACAGCTATTCACCGACCGCGCTATGCCGAGTGAGGACCTCTTTATGATGAAAAGTGAGGTGCTCAGCGCCTACGACGGCACAAGTAATATTAAATTTGTAAGGCTCGAACCCGAAGAGTGGAACAAAGAAATTATTAAATAACAACAACTAAGGCTATGGACTATAAAGTTAAAACACGATACGTTACAGCTACGCCACGCAGAGTGCGCAAAGGCAATAACGCTGAGGCCTCAGCCACAAGCAGCGGTGGCGGTGGTGCTTCCATAAGCAGCGGCAGTGCTTCTACGGCCGATGCTCACACGCACCCCAATCTCGACACGCTTAATCAGTTGGACGCTGCTCCTGCCGACGGCTACCTCTATCTGGATAGTACCGACACCGACACGGGCGAAACCGTCCGTACCAAGGTGAAGGCAGGATTTGCCGATGAGGCTACCTCAGCCGACCACGCCACCACGGCCGATCATGCAGCCACGGCCGATCATGCCGCCACGGCCGACGACCTTACGCAATGGGGTACGGCTGACGAGCGTTACTTAAGCCGTCAACACGACGACACGGCCGAGGGGAGCGTCACCTTCCGCAAGGCTACGAACTTCGAAGCCTCAGCACAAAGCCCCGACTTCGTGAGCAATGGCTTCGCGGGCAGTGGGTGGGCAGCACAAACGGCCGCGGACGGTAAAACTTACGTGGAGGCTGACAACCTCCGCATTCGCGGAAGGCTCACGGCCTTTGAACTCGTCATCGAAAAGATACGGGCCATTTGTGGCGCACTGGGTATCAGCCAAGCATGCGGCCGCGTGAAGAGCGTGGACGGGGACGCTACGAACTATTACTTAGTATTAGAGGGAGACGACACGCACGGCTACGGAGGCTTCCAAGCGAACGACTTCATACGTTGCCAACGCTGGACATCGAACGGCGCTCGCGGCTATTGGGTAAGGGTTAGCTTCATAGGCAGCACAGCAGGCGGCCACGACAATGTGTTGGCCATTAATCGGTCGGAGTTCGATGCAGCCATTGTCGAACCTCATGCGGGCGAGGTCAACGCTTACGACCACATCGTGCAAGATGTTCCCGCGCAAGTAGCCCAACTCGTAACAGACGACCTCTCCGCCCTCATCACGGCCGACGACGGCACGTCCATGCTCCTTGCCGACAATAGCAACGCCCCCATTACAGGGCAAATGGTACTCCCCGAAGTAGGCGACGAGTTGGTACAATACGGCAACGCTACCGACTCCACACGTCAAAGCGCCATTTACATTCACGCCAACGGCACAGGTCAACCTGCGATCGACTTACTCACTGGTATCACCTCCAAGAGCTTTGTCGGTTGTCTCGCTTGTCGCCTGGGTGGCTACCTACCCACAGGTGGCTTTGGCCTTTACGCCAAGAATGGGCAAATCATCTCTCTCTCACCCGACGGCCATACCACTCACTATAGCCTCAACCCTGACGGCTCGTTTTCGCTTGGACAAGGCGCTATCGAATACAACGGCAAAGGCAATGTTACAATCGGGAGCAATGTCACGATCAACTGGGGGCCACAGAGCCAAACGACCTACAAATGGGCCGTTAGTGATAATGGAGTTACCGCCCCGAATCATGGCTGGGATAGTACGTTCCCAACCAACATTGCGCAAGGTAAGTATATATGGAAGCGCACATTTTATCCCGACGGCACTGAGACGACAGAGTTGATAGGCTTCGTTGGTAAGGACGGTGTACAAGGTACGCCTGGGCCACAAGGCCCTCCGGGGGAACAAGGTAATCCTGGGCCACAAGGCCCTCCGGGGGAACAAGGTAATCCTGGGCCACAAGGTCCAAAAGGCGATGACGGTGCAGCCTACTACATTCTCGCTCCCGTTGGATCAATATCGCGAACACAAAAAGGCACTACCATGCCCTCTTATAGCCAAAGGACGATTACCGTTGAAGCCTACCGAACGCAAGGCTTAAAATCAACGAAGTTTACAGGGGGGATAATGAAGTGGGCCATTTATAGAAAAGACGGTACTACGATACAAAAAAAAGGCACAGGAGATACGGTAACGATTGATTATCTACACGCGACACGTATTGAGTTTAAGTTATTCGTCAACGAAGTCGAAGTAGCACAAAAAACTATTCCAGTCGTTTGGAATGGTAAGGACGGTACGAACGGCAAGGACGGAGCAGACGGAACAAGCCTACATAGCAACCTTCTCGTGCATACCGACTTCGCGCCAAAGGCAGAGAACTACGCTGGCACGTGGCTCAATTTCCGCTCATCGCTCGCCACGATTAGCGGCACGCTGAACGAGGGTGCAGCGGTGGGCGATACGGATATGCTCTCTGCTTCGGTATCAACACAGACGGACATGTTCCAATATGATGTAACAAAGTTGCTCAGCCCTCAGACGTGGTACGTTATAGGTATTACAATGCGTGGCTCTGGTACTGCTACCGTATATTGTTATCCCGACACGAACGAGCAAACAATTTACGTTGACGGAAAGGCAGGCGGCTCACCAAGTGAAGCAATTGCTGCATTTGCATTGACCTCAACATGGAGACGACATTACATCGCATTCTGCACGAAGTCAAGCCTTAGTGGTACAAAATACGTGTTGGTACGTTTAACAAGTGGCGCGCAAGCAGACATATCTATGGTCACATTGGGTAGGCCATACGGAGGTGGATCAGCATTAACCGCTGACGACTACATTCAGAATGATGCGCAGCTTATTCGCATGGCTACACCGTCCAACATGGAAACGTTCTGCGGCATCAACTCTTTGTGCGCATGGCGAAGCAGTGAACGCGAGTTTGACTTTTATTCGCAATCGTTAGGCTCAACAATCATTTCTGGACAATGGTACACGCTATCTTTCTACGCACGTGGTTCGGGTAGCCTCAACACTTTCGTATATGATTATGGCGGACGCGTCTTGTCTGATGCAAGCGCAGATATGCCAATGGCTGACGGAGTGAAGGAAACTGCATTTAAGAATGACGGAAGCCATACATGGGAGCTAACCGCAGAATGGGTGCGCCACATCTACACATTCCGTGTACGCCCTGACGGCACTTATGCCAGTCCGCTCTTACTATTCAGAGCAACAATAGGCACGAGCGGTGACTTTATCGCTATCAATCAAGTAAAGCTTGAATTGGGCAAAACCGCTTCGGATTGGTGCTTAAACGAAATGGACAAGAAAGCCGTTTCTTTGCCCGACTGGATGAAAGCCTTCAATGGCTATACCAAGAGCGGTGACAACTACATAGCAAGTGGTAACGCGTTCTTCGGCCGAAAGGAGATTGACGGCACTTACACAGGCTGCATGATGTCGTCTGACGGATTGCAGATAGGTGGCAATACGGTCGTGGGACTGTACGCCTTAGACCACAACATTCTGAAAGTCGCAATCGACCCAGTAAACCAACAATACTACTTCAAAGGCAAGGTGTATGCCGATGAAGGCATATTCAAAGGCACCGTATATGCTGACCAAGGTGTATTTAACGGCATAACAACGGGTATGCAGCTTAAATCGGTAACGGTTATTACAGAGAGTAATTATACCAACTATCTTGAGCTAAGAACGCATAATGTTACAGGAATTGGGAGTAAACATTACACTAAGTACGCATACCCCATTATCCCTAATATATCAACCATTATCAATGTAAACTCTTTACCCGAAACAGTGACGGTTGACGAAAGCACCGCTGATACGAAGATTAAAGTAATGAAAGACTATCGAAGTTGGGTGTTGCCTCCTTATGGCAGTACGGACAAGGATATTCAGCAAGCACTCGCTCTCATCGGTTGCAAATTAGTCATCTACAATAATGTCGGAAATTACCAAATAGCCCTTTATGGCCGTTTCTTTAAGGCTGGGGAAACTGATCCCAAGGTAAGACTAACGCTCGCAAAAGGTATGGTCGCATTGACAATGTGTGTCGGGACTGACGGACAATTTTATTGGCAATATGACGGTGCTATCGCTGAATTGAAATTTAATGACCTTAAATTTCAAGGAACGCTAAAGCCTGGTACTGGGTTCCAATTTCAGTCAGGCAGCGTTAATCAGCCCCTTATAAGACCTAATATTTAACAACCATTGCAAAAACCTACAAAAACAAATAAC